CTGTAATCATAATATTAGCTTTTGCATCTGCCATCAATCCTAATCTCATTTGATTACCATGATTAATGCGTAAGATATTATCTACCGCAGTACGGTCTTCTGGTATCTTAGCAAAAGGTCCTAACTTTTCTTCTTCCATTAAAGTCTTCCGTTTAAATCTGCCTCACAGAAAGTCTCTGGCAATCCTCCACTACAATTAAGGTATGTAACTTTTACTTTACACATACCACTAATATAGGTACAAGGAAAGTGCGTCTTTGCATATTTTTGTTTCTTAATAATGTCATCAATAAAAAGAACTTGTATATAAGCTACCAATGCAAAAACATTTATGAAAGATAGAACTTTTAGAAACTTCATATATAAAAGAATCCTAATCTTTTAAAGTCTTTATTTTCTCTGAATTTATATCCATCTGGACATTCTTGATCTTCTGACCATACCGGAATCAATTCATTATCAGTATCAAGAAATTCAGGATTATGTCTTAAATGTATCTCTATTATTTTGTTATCAATATATTCAATATTAATGTATTTGTAAGGTAAATGTTTAAAAATTTCAGGAAAGGGTATTACATCTTTAACTCTTTTCCACTTACAAAATTTGTAAATAGGATCTTTATCTTCTCTAAAACCTTCAACAGTTAATCCCTGAACTTTATCAGTATAATCTACACTAATATGTCTACCTTTAAATATTTCGCACCAAAAATAACCAGCCGGTAAATGTCCAGTTATTTTTTCTAACCATTCTATTGTTGCACCTCTACCTAATCCTTCTGTATTAACACAAGGTCTAACAATATAATAGTCAGGTCTTTCTACCCATAACCCTACAGGCCCACATTCATATTTTAATTTTCTAGAAAGAATTAATTTATCAAAAATCCATATATCTTCATCATTACATTCTTCCCAAGCTTCAGTATCATACTGAAATCTATTCATGTCTCCTTAGTACTTTAAGATATTCTTTTATAGAATGATCTCTAGCATCTATTTTAGTTATGTCTCCTATAGGATGATCTTCATCCCAATCTAATGTTTGTGCATTAATTCTCATACCCCAATGTACATATGGAAACGGAGGAAGAAAAGGTACTGGGTCATTTTCTAAATAAACTCTAAAATGACCATCAGTCCATAATTGCTCTGTCATTACTGATGGAGATCCAAATGAATAAATTTGAACTTCGTATGCATCATCCTCTAACCACAACCCAATGATTTGAGCAATAGCACCACCTAAACTGTGACCAGTTAGTATGATGGTTTCTTCTAATGCATGATTTGATATTATTTCGTCTCTGAGCTTTTCAGCGGCGTCCCTAAACCCTCTATGAACTTGAACTCCAAGTTTTCTATCTCGGAATGGTCGGGCGTCAAGGTCCGTGAGTACATTTCTACCGTTATTAGTACCCCTAATACTAATAATAGTAACGCCCCTATCTTGTACCACGTTGTATGCGAATTCATTATCTTCTATCTCCTTACCATCATCGTAGATTGTTTCACAATATTTTGCCATTTCAATAAGAATACTTACATCTACGGGTAAGTTTTCTTTAGTACCGTTTGCACCACCCATACTTAAAAATTGATTTGTTGATAAACAGCTAGTTAGAAGTAGAGCTATGCCTACTATTATGAACTTCAACTTCATCTTTTTTTCTCCAAGCAGTAGCTCCTAGAATGGCGCCAAAAGACAAATGAAGCATTGCACCGGCTTGAAGTGTTAATGGCTCCCACCTGGAAGTTTTACAATCTTGACCCTGCGCTAAAACTTCTGCGCAAGCATCAAACATTAAAAGATTCCACCAAAGAGGACCAACAAAAAAATCACAAAGACAAATGAAGAGATAGACTATTGCAGCCCAATCTCTCCAGTACCTATTAATAATTTTGTTTATACTCATACTAACTAATTATTTATTTTTTCTTTGCCTTTGATTTCTTTTTAGAAGCAACTTTTTTAGGAGCAGCTACTGCAACTGTAGTAGTTTTAGTAGATGAAGACTCTACTACAGGAACAGGAGTTTGTGCTGGTTGAGGAGTAGATTCTTTTACCTCAACATAAGGTCTATCTAAATGAATAGGAAAAGCTGGATGATGAGCTTTCTCTGCTAATAGTTGTACTAATAAATCTTTATTACCTTGTAAACTAACTTCAGCATCTTCTCTGGCAGTTTTATGTCCTCTCATAGTATGAAAGGTAAGCTTCTCAGTCCAATAATCAATTGCTTTCTGAATATTACCAATTTTATCATCTAATTCTTGTCTTGCTGAATTCAAATCCATCTAATTCCTATTTAAGTGGAGGGGCATATAATAAGCCACCTTTAGTGTATAATTTATTAAGACCTCTTTTCAATCCTAAAGGAGAGTTAGGCCCTACATTTCTGTTATAAATTTGTTCGTAATTACCAACATACTTAATTATATAATAAGACCAAAGTGGATCTAATCCTAACATTTCACCCAAACTATTATATTTGTCACCATCTCTTTCACCCATTAATCTTTGAATGAGAGGGTCTTCATTCTCAAAAAAATCATCTACATTCTCAGAAGTAATTCCCCATTCTTCAGCTAAAAATAAAACATATATAGTCCATCTTACAATATCAGACCATCTTTGATCTCCATACTTAACAACTGGACCAAGTGGTTCTTTAGAAATAATCTCAGGTAATATCATATGCTGATCTGGATGTTCAAAACTTAATCTATTAGAAGCAAGCCCTGATCTATCAGTTCCATACATATCACATTGTCTTTCAAGATAAGCATCTTTAGGTCTTATTGATTCATCTAATTCAACAGGCTTATATTTGATCATATGCTTTTCAAAAAAATCTCTTATATTTTGAGCAGCTGTACCTGATCCACTAAAACAAACTCTGGCTCCATTCATTTGTTTTGCAGATGAAACTCCTAAAGTTTTTCTTGTAATAAAACCTTGACCATCATAATAAGTAGTTGGTAAAAATTCTAATCTTTTATCTACGTTTCTACTAAATGTGTAAGTAGTAGCAGCTGATAACATATCAATGTCACCATTAATTAAGAAACTAAATCTTGTTTTACCATCTACTACAACAAATTCAACTGCATCTGGATCTCCAAATACAGCAGCTGCGACTGCTCTACAAAGATCAACATCAAAACCAAAGTATTTAAAACCTCCATGATCATCATCAAATCTCATTTCTGAGAACCCTGGAAACTCTTCTTTAGTTCCACAGTTAACATAACCTTGATCTAATACTCTTCTATAAGTTGATTCAAATTCAGGAAAGTATTCTTGTTCGGAAGGTGGCTTAGATGTAGAAATATGATCATCCAATGTTACCATTTGCATAGCACCATCAGCATCTGATTCATCTATTTCTAAATTATCTACCGTAGCATTTATTGGCTTAACTTTTAAGTCTTCATCATCTATTGTAAAAGAACGAGGAAGGTAAAATATATCACCTCTATCTAAATTCCTATCCCAATTCTCATCACCAGTAAGATCAGCCATAATAGAAAGAAATTGACCCCTATCTGTAAAACCAGATGCTTCCATCATAGCTTTTAGATCAAGCCTATTTCTCTCATTAAATAATACTTCTATCTTGATAAAGTCAGAATCATTATCAGACTGAGCTACTGCCTTAACTGGAAGTATTAACAGTAATGCTAATAAGAAAATCTTTATCATTGAAGAGCTCTATAAATCTCCAATAGCTCAGGGTCAGGAAGAGGTGTGGCCATTGTATAATATCTTTGATGACCTACTGCCATGAATGCTTTTATATCAGAGAATGATGGATACTTAGATAAAAGATTATGTAAAAGATAATCTGTTTCTAAATGACAGGATGCACATTGATTATCTCTAGCAAAAACCCTGGTTGATTTTTTAAATCTTTCTGATTGTATCAATACAGAGTTCAAATCTTTTTCTATAAAACCAACTTTAGTATTAACATCTGGTATAACCATAAAAATTAAATAACCAAGTAAACCGATAATAACATATATCCATATTTTACTTGTAGCAACAATATCTTTAGTTTCCACTTCAATCTCTTTTACGTTTTCACTTTGTCCAGGATTTTTCTTAGGAGCTTTTTGTTCAGCCATTATTGACCTTTCTCTGCAGCTTCATCTAGCTTCTTTGTGATCTGTTGTGTGAACCACTTTAAAACTATCGGAATGCTTACATTAGAGGTTAAACCGAATAAAAAACCTACTGGATATCTAAAAGTATCATATGCGGCTACTTGAGGGACATTCTCAAATACCAACCAAACCAATATATAACCAGTAACAGACATACCCATGTTAATAAACAGGTCAAATAAGACCATGTACCACTTACCACCATATTTGTGTTCATTATCAGCGCGATAATTAAATAAGAATACAAAGAAGGCAGAAAATAATACCATTAAAATCATGGTTATGTTAAGAGGACTTAACAAATTTTCCATTTACCCTACCTTATTATTTTTCAATAGTTTCTGTAATTCAGCCGTACTTCCTACAAACAATGCATTTGTGACGTTCTGAGGAGAAGATACGGGATCTTCCTTTTTAATGTCTTTCACTTGCTTATGCATGTTAATCAACTCTTTATTGGCATTGGTCAATTTATCCATTAGTTGACCAACAACTTCGTAAGCTCTGGGATGTTCTGTTTCCTGAGCTACATGAAGAATACCTTCCATTGCATCCTGACCACGCTCTATAATATTGTATAGATTCTCTCGCGTATATTGGAAATCTGTATTGGTATCGTTACCATTAGTTTCTGGAGTTTTAGCTTTCACAGGTTCATTCTGTGCAGATGGAGCTATTTCAAAGACTTCATCTAATTTCATTTCGACCGATTTAGGATCGACTTTTTTATCTATAGGGTCTAAAGTTTCAAGTTCATCCATTTCTGTTACCAAATGCGTTTACGTCCAACGTACCGCCATATGTGTCCTCTCCGGTAACTGGATCAAATTCCAATCCTTCAGCAAAAAAGTCTCTAGTTACTGTAGGCTCGTAATCTGCATCCCCGGCTGGTACATCCGGACTGATTACTGACTTAACTCTCGATTTAACTAGTGCACTATTTATATCAGTTCGTGTTGACTCTAATAATATTTTTGTGCCATCTTCATTAAGTAGCTCATCTTGACCCGTTCCAAAACCTGTATCAGATTCTAATAATAAATGTTCAGCTGGAGTTGCTCCAGGGTCTCTATGTGGCATAATATGAAAGTTAACAATACTAGTTCTTATTAATGAAGTACTAATATCATCACTTCCATCACCAAAGCCTTTACCTTTAATGTTTGGATATAGATAACCTCTTACTGTGAAATCTAATGTCCAAGTTATAGCTCTTCTTGTTTGAAAATCACCTTCATACGAATCTTCTACATTTACAGCATTCAATATAATAGGAATATCTAATTTAATTCCCATTGTTGGAAGAGCATTTATTGTTACTGTAAAGTCGGGCTGAAAAAATGGTAATATTTGCTCAATTATTTGAGTACCATCATCCGCATTTTTAACAAAACATGATAATGTGAAAGCATAATCATAAGGAACTGGACTCTTTACTACTCCTAATTCTCCATTCCTTACTGCTTTCTTTTGATTAAGGGGATGCAACATTCTCTCGGGACTATAAGACATAGAAGTCATCTCGAAGCCCATCCTCGGCAGTTGCATCCCCACTTTTCTATCTAGGTTTGGATCACCTGTTATCCGAGTTAAAAACTTTTGCTTAGGTCCATATGCTAAAGGAACTTTAATGTTCTCAACTACATTACCAGAACTATTCTTTCTGTGAATATAGATATCATTAAAGAGAGTTCCGAAAATAGAAACATACTTTCTTGATAATCCATGATACCAATATGTTCCTAACATTAGAAGCTTCCTTCACTAAATGGATTTCCTTCACTAAAATCAATAATACCATCAGCAACTGTCTGAATTGTAGCATTATTAGCTTTAGGATCATTTGCAAATTCAGTTGCAGTTGCACCTAAGTTAGCAGTAACGCCAGAAGTTCCTCCCGTGATTTGTTCTGTAGCGCTAAACGTACCAACTATATTTGTAAGTCTAATTATATTTCCTGTATCAGAAGTAGTTATTTTTAAAATAGTAGCAGTAGCACCTGAATTAGTTCCTGTTACTGTTTCATCAGTTGTAAATACACCTGAGTTACTACTGAAGGCATATTCTACTGCATAAGCATTCTCTACTTCTACTTGATCTATTTCTTCTATTCCTGTATCAATATCTTCATCACTATACTCAAATAATTCGCAAGATAGGTCATATACAGGAAGCTTTCCTAACTGATAAAAGACTGACTCATGATCTACAAATTGAATTTCAAATAACTTATTAGTCATAGGAAACCAAATTAAATCACCTTCTAATGGTCTGGTTGATATTCCCTGTCCATCCCAAGTTCTTCTTGCAACAGTAAAAGTTATCTGCTGTCTTATTTCTAATCCAAACCTTCCAACAAAAGCTCCTTCACCTG